GAGAAGAGAAAAAGAAACGAGAAAAAGATGATAAAAGTTAAGTGGGATAAATGGCAGGAAGAGGTTCTTGCTTACGATGGTAACATTACTTTACGTACAGGACGTCAGGTTGGTAAATCTGAGGTTATAAGTGAAAAAGCTGTTCGTTTTGCAATGGAACATCCTGGCACCACAACAATGATTATTGCTGCAAGTCAGCGGCAATCTTCGTTACTATTTGAAAAAGTCAGAGCTAAATTTGACGAAATGGGTGATATTTATGCGGATAAGCCAACACTTACTAAAGTCGTACTTCGAAACGGGAGCAAAGTATATTGTTTACCTACTGGCCGTACTGGTTACTTTATACGTGGGTTCACGATAGACTTATTAATTGCTGATGAAGCAGCTTACATTCCTGAAACTGTTTGGTTAGCTGTAACACCAATGCTTGCAGTTTCTAGGAAAGCCCGAAAGATGGGTTACTTAATTATGTTATCCACACCTTTTGGTAAAGGTGGATATTTTTATCATTCTTTTTCAGACGATGATTTCAAGTCTTGGCATGTCAGCAGCGAGGATTGTAAAAGAATCCCAAAATCGTTTTTAGCTAAAGAACGTAAACGTATGACAAAGGCTCAATATCGCCAGGAATACTTGGGTGAATTCACGGAAGAATGGAACCAATTCTTCCCTACTGACTTAATCAAACAATGCATGACTTTTATTGAGTGGGATCGTAAAGAAGATGGTAAAGCAAACGCTCAATATTACCTTGGAGTAGACTTTGCTCGTTATGGTGGAGACGAGAATGCTATGGTTATTTGTGAATACACAAAAAAGAAGTTAAAGATTGTAAAGACTTTAACAACTGAAAGAATTTCAACTACTGATACTGTAGCTAGAATAATGAAGCTTGACGAAACATGGCATTTTAACAAGATCTTTGTAGATGATGGTGGAGTAGGTGGTGGACCTACGGATATGTTGTATGATGCTTTAGGTAAACGTCGAGTAGTTGGACTTAACAATTCTTCAAAACGTATTCAAGTTGAAGGTGAAGAAAAGAAGAAAGGAATCTTAAAAGAAGATCTGTACTCAAACACTCTAATGCTTATGGAAACAGGCAGGCTTGAAATGATCTCTGACATGAAACTATTAAGAAGTCTTAAGTCTATAACTTTCGAATACGGTCTCAATGCTAATTCTCGAACTATTAAAATTTATGGAGATTATTCCCACTTAACTGAAGCATTAATCAGGGCAGTCTGGTGTGTTAAAGACCGTGGGTTGTCTATATATTGCTATTAACAACTGTGCGTTGACTAGTCCCATCCCCGACAACTATATAAAGGACCTTTCCCATAATATGTATTATGTCAGTAAACAAAGACATGGAGAACAAGAAAATGAAAAAGAAAACATATGAACAAATAAAATCACAAAGAGAATGGGAAGAAATGCTTTGTGAAAAAACCACTGATGAAATTATGGAAACACTGGAGCTTTAAAATGACTGACGGAAAATGTGTTTATTGTGGTGCTCCTGTTTCCCCTTTAATAAGTAATACATTATGCCCAAAGCATGAAAATGAAAGGTGTAATTTGTAGATGGCAGACACAGGAATATTTGCAACAACTGCAGAAGTCCAGCGAAAAGCTGGCGCTAATGCTAGTGCAACGTCTAAAGCAGAAGCTTATATTAACGACTATATGACACAAGTCGAAAGTACAATTAACGCGACTGTTAGATATAACTTCTCAGACAATTATTCCACATTAAACGTAGATACTAAAAACATCCTTAAAGAGGTTGCTTCAAACTTAGCTGCTATTTATGTTATTCAATATGATATGTCTGGCTTCACATCTAGAATTGAAGCTGAAGATATGATAAATGTGTTAAGAGATGGAGCTCTTCGAGGTCTTAGTGTTTTACGAGATAAGAAAACTCAAGACTTTATTAACAATTCCTAATGGCATTCGATCATGACTTTAAAAGATTCCCTGAACTGACAAACGAGCAATTAAACGATCTTCGTTTTATGTCTCCACATATTCAGATTGAGGAAGACTTTTATGCAAATGTTGAGAAAGTCCATGATGGTGATACTATCACTTTAAGAGTTGATTTCAGGGATTTTAGTTTCCCTTTAAGATTTGATGGTATTGACGCACCTGAATTAAATGCTGGTGGAGATAAAGCAAAAGAATGGTTAAAGTCTCGTCTTGAAGGTCGGGATGTAACTATATTGATCAACAGAGAAAACCGAGTTGGAAAATATGGCCGTTTAATTGGTCGTGTATTAAGTAACGGTATGGATGTTGGTGATGAAATGTTAAGATTGGGGTTAGTTAACTCTTTTGAACTAAGAAGAGAAACTGACTTACCAAAAATAGAACAAATATACTCAGTAGAACAATGGTTTTAACAGGATCAAGCATTGGTGGATTATTCCCTCACAACAGAACATTTGGTGAAGGTGTAGCTGAACGTGGTAATCGTGCAGGTGGAGCAACTATAGTTGTTAGTGTAGATGGCACAGGAGACGCTGAAGCTATCCAAGAAGCTGTAAACATGCTTCCCTCTGGTGGTGGTGTAATTTACATAAAAGAAGGTACTTATAATGTTAGTACGCAAATTGATATTCAAAAAAGTAATGTAACGATTGTTGGAGCTGGTAAAAGTACTGTTATTAATGTAACAGGATCAAACTATGCTTTTGATATTGATGACGTGGAGGGTGTAACTATTGAAAAACTTTACTTCACAGGTTCATCAGGAGCTGGTATTTATTGCTCAGGAACAAGTTTTTGTTTCTTTTATAATTGTTGGTTTGATACATTGGCAGGATCAGGTATTGTTTTTGCAATTCAAGCAACAAACAATATAATTCGAGGATGTGTTTTTGATACAACCGGCGCTGGTCAGATTCAGATAGTTGGATCAAATAATATAATTGAAGGTAATATTTTTATTAATGGAACAGCACAAGGCATTGAGTTAATTGGAACCTCTGAGTGTATTGTTGCAAATAATCAAGTTAGAGGTAACTCAACTGTTGGCATTGATTTAACTTCTGTTGGAGCTCGTAATGTAATAGTAGGAAATTATGTTGAATTAAACGGGACTTATGGAATACAAATCGCAACTAATCATGATAGGACAATGTGTTGTGGAAATATTACTTTATCAAACACAACTGCAAACATTAATGATTTAGGAACAAACACACATCCAAATGGAGCAAGTGGAACAACCAACCTTGCTTTTGATGACTTAAATATAATAGCGTGATAAAATGGTAGAAACAGATATAGGAAATGCAACAGCATCCGACTTAACAAACGCAGTAACTGATTACAGTGTAACAGCTATTAGTACAGATGGTGCTGGAGACCAAGAAGAAACAACTTGGCAAATGGAAAATTGGGCCTCATACTTAGGGTACTATAAAACAATTCCTGAATTACAGACAGCTATTGATGCCAAAACAAATTGGACAATGGGTGCTGGATTTACAAGTGATGAAGCTACAGAAATGATTTTATCAAATATTTCTGGCAATGGTACAGATACATTTAACGGAATATTATCAAACTTAATTCGAACTTACACTATAGGCGGCGATGCGTTCGCAGAAATAATTAGAGACGACGATGACGTCTTAATTAACATCAAACCCTTAGACCCTAGTTCTATAGTAATAGTACAAGATCGCAAGGGGAGAATCAAAAGATATGAACAAGTTTCTAAAACCACACAGCCAAACAAACGTTTCTCCCCCGACCGTATCTTGCATCTATCTAGGAAAAGGATCGCTGATGAAATACATGGTATTAGTATAATCCCAAGTGTTGAATGGATTATTCTTGCACGTAATGAAGCTATGAATGACTGGAAAAGAGTTCTTCATAGAAACATTGACCCTTTATGGATCTTTCATTTAGATACTGATGACACAACAGAAATTTCTTCGTTCAAATCCAAAATGGATGCAGCTCGTGGAGCTGGTGAAAACATGTATATTCCAAAGGGGGCAGTTGTGCCTGAGTTAGTCACAACCGCACAGAATTCAACTCTTAATCCATTGGCGTGGATCAATCAATTAAATGACTATTTTTTCCAGGCTGTAAACGTACCACAGATAATAATAGGAAATGCAAAAGAGTTCACTGACGCGTCTGGAAAAATAGTTTATTTATCATATGAGCAAAGTGTTAAAGGTGAACAGCTTTATATTGAAGAGCAAGTATTGGCTCAATTAAACTTAGAAATCGAATTAACCTTCCCTGCTAGTATGCAAAACGAATTAATCTCAAGCAGAGAAAAGGACCCCGCTTTACAAGCTTCACAACCTAATGACACAACAGCTGAGTTGGAGGGGAGAACCTGATGGTTCACGAAGAGTTATTGCTCCAGTATGGAATACTAGGGCTATGGACTCTGTCTTTGATGTATGAAAAATACATCGATCGAAAAGAAATGAAAGTATTATTAACTAAACTTAATGAGGTTATGCTGCAAATAAAAGAGCATCTAAGATAAAATGGGATTACTAGATAAAGTTAAGAAATTTTTTAAAAGAAAAAAAGAACCGGCACCAGCACCTAGACCTAGGCCTACAACTCCAATTCCTGACTTTGGCCCTATTAACCGGCCGACACCTGTGCCCGCTCCAGCTCCACCTCCGCCTAGACCTGAAGCTTCTTTTCCTGCTGACGCTCCTTTACGGTCGCGTGTTCCTCAGCCAGAGCCTGAGAGGAACGTTCCAACATTCGGTCCAGTAACTGGACCTAGTCGAAGATTCAGAGAATCTAATAGAGTAGATTCTCCTGTGCCTACTGTACCTGTTGAACCTACAGTTCCTGTGGAACCTGAAAAGACTGGTTTCGTTAACAGACTTGATGCAGCTTTAACTCCTAATCGTGATTACTTAGACGTTCCTCTTAATGCGGCATCACCTTTTGCTTTAATTGGTCCTGGTAAATTAAGTAAAATAGGTCAAAAAGCTATATCTTTTTTTAAGAAACCGACAAAAATTAATGAATTATCAAAAGTTGGGAAAACAGGATTACAGAATTTAAGAGATAAAATATTAAATGCTGAAAAATTAAGTGCTGCTGACACTATTGCTACAAATACTGTTTCATCAAAAAAAACATTAAGTATGCTTCAAAAAGCTGCTATAGCAACAGGAGTTAGTATTGGTAGTGTTCATTTATTAGTTGAAGCATTAGGAACTTACCCTTTTTCACAATTTAATGAAGCTGAAGCAATTAATACTTTAAATTATGGTTATAGTTCTGCTGTAAGAAATGGCGACCTTGATGGCGCACAAAATTCTATAACTCAAGTTGAAGAAATTTTGAATCCGACATTTTTTGACACTTTAAAATCTTATATTCCTTGGGTTAATGCTGTTGATTCATTAGATAAATTTAGAGATGCTGCTGCAGTATCAACTGAAATTAACCAAAAAATACTTGATGATATGAGAATTCAACAAGAAACAGGAGAAACTGATGACCAACGTTGGGCTCGTGTTAATGAAGAAAGAGCTCAACAGGAACGTGAATCTATTGATTATTATAATCAAGAACGTCAACGTCTTGTTGAATGGGAACTTGATGCAAAGCGACAACAACGTAATGAAGATGCTAAATTTTGGGCAAAAGAAAAAGAACGACAAAGTAAACTCGAAGCTGCTGATCGAGAAGCAACTGCAAAGTTCTGGTATGAATACCGAAAACGTATGCAAGAGCTAGCTGACAACAGTAGACCAAGCAACCTTAAATTCGGATTGCTATAGGAGGAAAACAAAATGAACATGAAAGAACAAGCGCAAAGCTACAAACAAAATGAAATCAAAAACATCGCTGAATTAGGCAAAGTTAGTGTAGACATTGAAGTAAAAGAAGAAGTTGCAAACAAAGGAAAAGAAGACGAGTTCAGTTTTAAATATTGTGAAGTTAATGATATTAAGTATCGTATTCCTAACGGTGTGTTTAAACAACTGAAAGCTTTGCTTGCAGAAAAAGCAAGCCTTAAATCATTTAAAGTATTAAAATCAGGTGAAGGTATGTCAACCTCTTACATGGTTGTACCTTTGGAGTAAATTAAGATGGAAGAAATAGAAAACAAAGAAGTGACTGAACAAGTCACAACTGAAGATACTCAGGCTTCTGATGACTTAATAAAACAAGCTACAGAAGCTGCAGAAAGACTTGAAAAAGCAAATCAACAAATGGCTGATTTGATGGCAAAGCAAGCAAGTGAAAAAGTTAAATCTAGTTTTGCTGGTGAAAGTTATGCAGGTAGACCTCAAGTATCTAAAGAAGAAAAAGAAATCGCAGAAGCTAAGAAATTCTTAGCTGGCACTGGTTATGAAGATGAGCTCTTCTAACGGTTTATTTGTTATAAAGACCTGTAAGAAATGCAAGAAGCTTCGCAAGTTCTTACTTCACAGCAAACGGGAAACTGAATCTATTTGCGGTGAATGTTGGTGGGAATAACTATCACCTCTTTTTTGATTCAGGTGTGTGTGTGGCATGCACACTTGGATTTTTTACATAACATTTATATACTTGATTACCCAAGAATACAATTAGGTGATTATATTATGGCTAATGAAGCAGTTATTATTGAACTTCTAGGTAACGGTGGAGACCCAATTAGGTGTACTGTTGCTGATGGAACAACTATTGAAAAAGGAACTTTAATTAAGTTAACAGACCCTAGAACTGGAGTCGCTACAAGTGCTGACAACGATCCTTTCTTTGGAATAGCAGCAGCTGAAAAAGTTGCAAATGATGGCTCAACTACATTAGCTTGTTACACTAATGGCATTTTTGATCTTGTTGACTCAGGTGCAGGTATCACTTGTGGTGCTACTGTAAATGTAGGTGGAGCAAATCTAGTTATTGCTAGTGCAGCAGCTGATCTTTTAACTGGTTCAGTTGTAGGTAAAGCATTAGAAACTGCAAGTGCAAGTGAAACAATCGCTGTGAGGGTATTAGTATAAAATGGCAGACACAACAGGACAAGCTGACTTAAGAGCAGAAACAATTTCAAGAATCGTTAAAGGTTTTGCATTACAAGAATACAAAATGAAACAACTATGTATGGTTGAAAATAGTAATGCATGGACTGAGACTTATTATAAAGAAACCGCAACAGAGTTAACTGGTGGAACTGGTTCAGGTGTTGAAGGTGTTCCTCGATTAGCTAAGTTCCCTTATGGTGAAGTAAGCTGGACAAAAACACAAGGACGTAATGTTAAGCATGCTATGGAAGGTGTAATTTCATGGGAGGATCCTAAAACTAACAACGTTCCAATGATCGCTAGAACTTTATTAAGAATTGCAAGAGCTGTAGCTAAATCAGTTGATGCTAGAATTGCAGCTGATCTTTTATCCAACGCTGGTAATACTCAAGCTGCTAATGCAACTTGGAACAATGCTGTTGTTGCTGATAGAGATCCTATTCAAGATATTCTTAACGCTAAATCATTAATTGCAATTGATAACTACAACCCTGATAAAAATGGTTACTTATTAGTTCATCCAACAAACTACGCTGAATTGTTAGGTAATGCTAACGTTCGTAACGCTGGCCAGTTTTACACTGACTCAGTTACAAAAAACGGTGTTGTTGGAAAACTACTTGGTTTAACTGTAATCAGTTCAAATAGTGTTACTGAAGGTGGAGCTCAGGTTGTTATTGGTAAAGAAGCTATGACTTGGAAAAGTGTAACTCCTTTAACTGTAAAAACAATTGAAGACCCTGGAATCAAATACACTATTAGAGCTTGGGAAGTTGGACAAGTTCAAGTTGTAAACCCTGACGCTATTTGTAAAATTACAGGTGTATAATTATGGCAGCTGGAGATGTTACAGTTCAGATAGTAGATGCTAACGCATCTGCTATTGACACTGCAATCACTGCTATGAGAGTTACAGCTAATGATAAATGGCTAATGTGCTCTAGTGCTAACGGTTTTCAGGTAATTATTGCACACATTGAAGAAGCATAATGGTAAAATATTTTTTAGAAACGGAAAATGAAGGACCGGAAGGTCCACCTGATTTTATTATTGAGAAAGTTCAAGAAGTTACTGACAAGGCTCAAGCTATTGCTAACAAAAAAGCAGGTAAAAAAAACTTCTTCCATATTTGTTATCATGACGAAGCAAAACCTCGTCCATGTAAACGGGAGGCAATCTAATGGCTGTTGGTGACGTTAATGTTAATATAGTTAGTCCTAACGCTAGAGCTGGTGCTTTCTTTGATGGTGTAGATGACAGAATAACTACTGGAGAAT